AAAATCAACGAAGCGCAGGCCATGAAATCAGAGAACGACCCAAATCCTCCCAGCAAGCCTTTTTATCACGGTAATGCTACTAACCAAGAGATAAACAAGATGTCAGAAAAGCAAAAGCAAAATTATATTATGAAGGGGAAAAAATAATGAGTGACCGAAAGCGTACAAACTTTATTAATTCAGCCAAAGACTTAACAACCGAGAGGGCAAGCGAGCTACTCTTTAATAGGTCTGGTCAAAATTTAGACTCACCAAAAGAAAAAGTTTATGGAAAAGTCATTGCAAAAAGCGGTAGAGACTACTACTATATTAGAGTACATCAGAGCGTTCCTTTTGACCCTTTAGGAACCTATGCTAAGAGAGAAGACTACGTAGAGAGCAAATTACAACAGGTGTCTAAGTCAACATTTGACTTTTACATGATGTACCTCAATACCAAGAATACTATTTATATGACAAGGGCAAGACGAGGATTAACAAATGATTAAAAAAGGTCCGTTGAGTAACAAGGATAAAGACTTCATACAGGCAAACATTGAAGACGGCGCGCCCAAGCTCGCAAAGAAACTGAATCGCGCCGAGGGGACAGTTGCCAAATTTGTAGAAAGTCTACCGACGAAGAAGAATTCAAATGCCAGAGGCTTTGAGATGTTCGGAAGAAATGAAAAGGGGTCCACCGTAATGACTCAAAGCGCATCCGAACTAGGGGACGAGTACAGGTCTAGAGTTAAGCTGTCTACTAAAACCAAAAATTGTATTACAAGTGTGAGAAAAAATGACTGACCAAGAATGGCTATCTAGGTATAGAAGCAATAAGGATGCTATCTGGATTAAGTGTAAGCTGACGGATGACAGACAATTCTATCACGACGACTTCAAGGGCTGGTTGCAGATCAAGGACATCTGTGACACCGATGGCGTCTTTGTAAAAGAGCTTAAACTCTCCTTTAGGTCACACGAAATTTCCGTAGATATAGACGACGCTGAGGCTGTATACCTGATAAAGTCGGTTATGGGGCAGATAGGTGCTGATACCAAGCATTACTACACCACCGGCGTATTGAAAGAAGGGATCGTCTACAAGCAAATGTGGCTGATTCCAGAATTAGTTATTGACAAAGAATTTGAAGAAAACATTGAAGAATGTTTCAGACAGGCTGTTATATACAATGACCAAGAGAAAAAGAACCGAGAAGAGTAAGTATAAACATGAGTCAACCGGAGATTATTGTACATGCGCTGCATATGTAGCTGAAATTATGTGCAGAAAGAATGCTGAGAAAAAAAATCAAGGATCGCTACCATACAAGTTCTGGAGCAAGAAGCCTTGGGACTGGACTTTTAAAAGACAGCTCTATGTAGCGAACAAGCTTATTAAGAAGTTCTCTGAGGGCGCTATAGTAAAAGCAATTAGCTCGCCCGAGTTCAAGGGAATTTTTTCCCTAAATCACCCGAAAGTTGTTGGTGTGATTGCTAAGTATCAACTATTATTAGATGAGCAAGAATCCAAACCGAAGCAGAAGATTGACGCAAAGCCGAACGCCAAAAAGAGAACGAAGAGCTATGGCAAAAGAAACATATTAGATAAACTTAGGAAAATTGAAAATGGCCAAGAAAAAGACCTCCAAGATTGAGCACAAAGACCCAGTTATCGCTGGCCTCTCCAAGAAATACGGCAACATCATCGAGTCGGGGACCAAGGTTCTGGAGTCCCTAGAGAACTACGACATCATCAGCGTTAGCCCAGTCCTCGACCTAGCGCTCGGCGGTGGCTTACGTGAAGGTCAGTGCGTAGTCATGACAGGTGATCCCAAGACGGGAAAAACTACGACAGCCTTGTATGCTGCGGCTAAAGCTCAGGCTATAGGCAAAAAGGTCTACTATCTAAACACCGAGGGTAGGCTAACAAAGGAGAACTTTCGTGGTATCAAAGGCCTAGACATTGACGCAATACAAATTGTGCAGGCGACCGATGATACCCCAATGGTATCTGCCGAAACATATCTTAACGTACTAGAAAGGCTCATCAAGGAGGAGCCAGACCTGTTTGTCATAGTGGACTCTACATCCAATATGGTACCGCAGGACGAGATTGACGGAGAGATTCGCACGGGCGTGCGTAACGCCCTACCCCGCCTTTTGTCTATGTTCTTCAAACGCATCAGTGGTGATGTCGCTAGAATGAAGGCTATCGCCGTGTTCATTACCCACAATATAGCGAATACTGGCGGGTCGAGATTCTCCCCTAATAAGATGGCCGACTGTGGAAATATGCTACAATTTCAAGCTGGAACAAATATGGTCATAACCCATCGTGGCAAATGGGAAGTCCCGAAGGAGTCTGGGAATCACGTCGGCCAAGTCGCTAACTGGATAATCAAAACATCTGCCGCTGGCGGTACACCGATGACCACCGCTTCTAGCTGGATTAGGTACGGTATAGGTATTGATGAGGCTCAAGAACTTGCACAGATAGGTACGGATTTCGCAATGATTTCAGCAAAAGGTGCATGGTACACCTTTGCCACCTTCGTCGAAAATAAAGAAAACCCAATCATCAAAAACTGGCTTGTCAACAACGAGGTAAAACTAAAGGATGAAAGCATTGAGAGTGCGTTCAAGTTTCAGGGGATGGAAAAAGTTTTTAATTTCCTAAACGACAACCCTGAGTTAATGGACTTCTTGTACGACGAGATAAAAGAAATATTATTATGAAGGTCGTGGGGCTAAATGGTAGGGAGTATATTCTCGACTTAAAGAAATACTCCAAGCAAAGAAGTAAATGCTCTTACTACCATCAAATCGCAAGAGGGTTGCTGGCAGAAATTTTTTCAGGCTACAGCGTCTACGAGGAAGTTAAACTGCCCGGCTCCGTAAAAGCTTTTAAAAAATCCGTTTTATACCTTGACTTTTACATTCCAAATGCTAGAATGGCAGTTGAGGTTCACGGACAACAACACTTTGAGTACACACCTTACTTTCATAAGAGCAAGGCGGGATTTGCGATGGCTAAGAAAAGAGACATCGACAAGAAGGAGTGGTGTAGAGTAAATTCAATCGAGTTGGCGGAACTTAGATGGGATGATTCGCTAGATTATTGGAGGGACACAATTGAACGCAGCAGATAGACTCAAGACTTTTTTAGATGGCATAGAGAGTTATGTCACAGCCAAGAACATCCTACCCACTAAATTTAATCCGGAGTTTGCTCTTGCCGAAACACTTTCATTAGAAGACTTAGATAGACTAACTCAAGATGAGTGCTTTAACTACGCCTACCAGTTGCTCCAGTTCGCTGACCATGTTTCACACGAGAAAGCTCAATGTGAAAACGTAGTTAGTTGGTGCAACAAAACTTTAGGAAGCATTATGGTTCAAGAGATGGACCATCAGGCGATAGCAAAGCACGAAGTTAAATACTCAAGAGTGCTAGTGGAAAATGAACTAGCCGATAAAATCGATGAATGGAAAATAACGGCGCAGGGGAGACTTGAATCAATTAAAAGCAGGGAATACAATGTACGCCGAAAGGCTGACATCTTATTAGAAAAGGGAAAAAGAAGATGAGCGACGATGCCGTAAAGAAACTCTTAGAAACTTTAACTTCAGAGCAGAAGGCTGATCTAATTGATAAAATTTTAAACAGCAATGTTAAAGATGACGCTGTACAAACAGAACATGGACCGATTGACTCTGAATCCAAATCAAATGTGAATGAAGATTTTACTGTAAACAGAAGTAATGATGTTTTTGAAAGAAGGAAAACTCCGGTGAAGGCCAAGAAAAATAAGTGGGTTGACGATGGGGAAGGTAAAGACCTCGACTTTGACCCAGAAAAATTCGAGCGTATGGGTAGAACGTCCAGAAACAGGGGAAAGACCAAGAAGCAGACGATAGAATGCCATGTGTGTGGAAAGACATTTAGCATCCACCCCTCTCTAATCCACGGCGAATTTATTAGATGCAATAAATGCACAGGAAGGTAGTATGGACTCCAAGCTTTGCGATACTGGTGCAGAGCGAGCCGTCCTAGCTGGGCTGTTTGCATACGGACTGGAATCTTATGTTGAAATAAGTGACTTTATTACCCACAGCAGTTTTGCTAATCGTAATAACCAAGTCATATATAAATGTATTGAGAAGATTTTAGAGGGCGATGCCGCTGTAGACATACCGTCTATACTATCTGCCGCAGAACAATTGAATCTGTCTGAGACGGTTCAAACTAAGCAGGAGCTTGACTATATAAAAAACTTGATGGATTATCCCGTCAAGAAACAAAATGTCCTGCACTTTGCGGCGCAGGTAAAGAAATTTGAATTTGCGCGAAATGCAAAAAGAATTGCTAAAAAGATAGATTCGGACATATCCTCTATCGTCGGTGACGAGACTGTTGACGAGATCATCAACCTAGTTGAGATGCCGTTGATGGATTTCTTACGCGACGACGAGACAGGTCAAAAACCCGAGATGTTGGGTGACAACCTAGATGAGTATGTAGAATTCTTAATTGAAAATAAATGCGACCAGATAGGACTGTCTAGCGGATTCCCCAGATTCGACGCTGTTGTTGGCGGCGGTCTACGTCGCAAGTGTGTAGACCTCGTGTCTGCAAGACCCGGAGTTGGCAAGTCTGTATTTGCAGATAATGTCGCTTTACACAACGCTCGCATGGGAATTCCTGTACTCATGTTGGATACCGAGATGAGCAAAGAAGATCATCTCAACAGAATCCTCTCTAATATTAGCGGTGTCCCGATTGGAGAAATATCGACCGGCCAATTTGCGGAAAACGACGAAAAGCTCATAGCGGTTCGCAATGCTATGGACGAAATTAGGGACATCCCATATACATACGTCAGCGTTGCGGGCGCTCCGTTTGAGACCATCTTAAATACAATTAAGAGATGGATATTGAGAGAGGTCGGTCAGGATGAAAATGGCAAGACTAATGACTGCCTCGTTGTTTACGACTACTTAAAACTGATGTCGTCATCCGGAATTTCTAATAACATCCAAGAGTACCAAGCTCTAGGTTTTCAGATCACAAACCTCCACAATCTTGCTGTTAAGTATGACTTTCCATGCTTATCGTTTGTGCAGCTAAACAGGGATGGTATAACAAAGGAATCCACAGACGCCGTGAGCGGTTCTGACAGGCTTATTTGGTTATGTACATCATTCTCCATATTCAAGCTAAAGTCCGCAGAGGAGCTTGCTGAGGACGGCCCAAATGCAGGGAATAGGAAGGTTGTAACTTTGAAAGCTCGTCACGGAGCTGGTCTCCTCGATGGCAACTACATAAACATGAACATGATCGGGGAGCACGCACAACTTTTAGAACTTAGGACTAGAGATGAGGTTAGATCTTCCCCGGACGGTGACGTTATAGAGGGGTCTGATATACCTTTTGATGAGCAGAACTGGGAGGACGATTAATATGACCATAACGGCAAAGATAGTAACTGGTACCATCATAGCACTCGGGATATATGACCTATTAGCTGTAACGATGGGTGGTATGCCATTGACAGTCAGTAGATTTATGCAAGATTCAGCATTAGAAGCGCCCTTCATAGCGTTCTCTGTTGGTTTTACGTGTGGGCATATCTTCGGATACATGCCGCCTAAAAAGGAGAAGTGATGTTAGCGAGTTGGGCAATTGGTATATCCACGCTTTGTTATCTAGCGTGCGGTGTAGACAACATTAGACAAAAAGATTTTCCCCACGCTTTGGTATGGTTTTCATACGCAGCGGCTAATTCAGGATTTTTATGGTATGAGTTCTCAAAAAGCCAGACGTAAGACATTAGACCTTAACAAGGTCAAAGAAATAATTTTCGATGACATTGACAAACTTTTAGATAGTTTCGGTTTGGAATATGAACAGGTTGCGGATAATATATTTATGAAGTGTCCGATCCACGAGGGTAGCGATAACCCTCAAGGATTGTCCATTTCCCTGAGTAGACGTGCTTGGAGATGCTGGACTAGGGGGTGCCACGAACACTACAATACGGATATATTTGGATTCGTTAAGGGTGTATTGGATACGGACTCCTTCTCAGAAGCCCTGAGCTACATTTCTAAACTTTACAATTTAAATAATGCGCAAACCGATAAGAAGCAGGAGAAACCTAAGCAGGACT